AAATCCCAGGGTCGTTCTGCCTATCGAGGAAGGTTCTCATACCGCGGTAGCCAAGAGGCTTGGCGAAGGTGAGGAAATCCCCCTCATGTACGCTCCCGTCGCAGGGAAAGAAGTGAAAGCATACAAGATCGGACGGGGCCACAGGGTGACCTCTGAGATGATCAGATATCAGCAGTTTCCCATGGTCGAACATCTGTTGCACAAACAGGGTTTGGTCATGCACAACACCGTGAACACCGATATCTCCCTGGTGATTGGCGCCGGGATACCAGCTGCCAATGTCGTAGCCTGCACAGGTTCCAGCCTGATGCCGGGCGCGAACAATCTCACCTGGGTGCTGACCATCCCCAACACGATAGGTCAGTATGATATCCTGACGGCAAAGAGGATTCTGCGACAGAACTACAAGGATGTGGGCGGTGGAAAGGGAGTTCTGATGGTGAACGCTGTTGGCATGGAGCATATCGAGAGATTGCCCCACTACAACAGTGCCAACATGTACGGCGAAAGCAAGTACCAAAATGGATTTTCTGGCCGCGTCTCCGGATGCCAGGTCATTACGTCCGAACTGGTACCTGTTGGCGTTGCTTACATGATCGCCACTGATCCGACCTCGATGTATACCAAGCAGTATACCCCGGTCCTGTTCTTCGTGGAATCCAGGAAACTGGAAACCTATCCCAAGAAGAGAGAGGAAAACGACGCGATAGACATCTACTCACTTTGGGAATACTGCCCCGTGGTCGCCTACGGGGAGGGTATGGCCAAGCTCGAGTATGCCGCTTTCTCGTCCTAAGAATCTCGATTTCTAGAACCTTGTGAGAGTGGGGCCGAGGGGTCCCACTTTTCTTTTATTTTCTGGAAAATAATTGGGGGAAGATTGATGGTAATAGCTGTTACAGATGTTCTCACCAGGCTAAATCAACCTGATGCTAATGCTGGAGCAGATGGATATTTATTTTTTAGAATTTTTGAGATTAAGACCACAACAATAACCCAGGTTCTTGCCCTTGCTCAAGCCCATTGCGAGGCAATGATCGATGAGGGTACAAGAAACACCTACGCCACTCTTTTTGACCACCTGGTGATCAACGAAGCAGCCCTGCGACTACTGAGGACGAATATTCGAGCTCAAATGGCAGCTTCGGGATTCTCATTCAATGCAACCGATCTTAACATTGATATGAGCAGGATCCCGGATGTGTTAAAAGAAACGGTGATCTCTCTCACAAAGGAGAGGGATGAACTTCTTGGCATCTTGAGGCCCCGGGTGAGTGTAATTCCTCAGACCCGGTTCGGAGAAGACCCCTGGGGTATCATGGAGGAGAATTTCCCCGATACAAGCGTATGGTATCCGTGATGATCATGTTCGGAAAGAAGAAAGGGAGATATGCTCAATCGCTGAGCATAGAGGAGGAATTAACCAACCCTAAGCCGATTCCTAAGAACATCCGGAGCGCCCTTAAAAGTAGAGATGATCGGGACCTCATGATCATGCTCTATATGAAAGTTCATAACCACTGTACTCAGATCGGGGATCATGAGAATCGATTGAGAGTGGTGGAGAAATGGTTTTTGCGAGTTACAGGAGGCCTCGCAGTACTTGTCTTCTTATCCCCCTATCTTTACAAATTAATGGGGGGTTGATCATTGGAACCGTCTGGCGTGATCAAAGATCGGCTTGAGATCATCAAGCAATTTTATAAGAATGCTTCTGTAACCATTGTATTGATCACTGACACCGGGGTAGTGTCAGCCATAGGAGAACCCACCAAGGACCGCCTGGAGATCACAGCAGATGTAATCCCCTCTCCTGTGACCAAACGAGAGGTATGGAGATCAGAGGGGAGAATCGAGGCAAGCGATCTTCGATTGATCCTATGGGAATTGGAATCAGGCGGGACAAATTACCTTACAAATCAATATTTCAATGATAACAACCGGCCCAACATTCAAGTAGAAATCGACGATTGGTTATATCGGGCGATTGAGATCAGATCACCATTTGCGATCACCTCTGAAAATCCCTATTGGGTGCTGATAATAAGGAAGCAGCAGTATATCGGTAATTAACATGTTCAAGTTCAAATATGCCACACGAGATATAGAGAAGGTCAAGAAAAGATTACTCAGGAGAAGAGATGAGTCATATGATCGATGGATGGAGTGGACATCTCAGCGCATGGTACAATTCATTAATGATATTCGATCAGAGTTCCCAGGCAAGGGAGTGATCGCAAATAATAATATTAACATTCACGTTCAGCAAAAAGGAAAATGGGCGGGATCAATTCGATTAGTGGTTACCCATATGGCGGTGATCTATATCGAGTATGGCACTCAAGCCCATGGTCCTGTTAAGGCAAAGGTCCTCCATTTCTTCATAGATGGGAAAGAGATATTCACCCCCTGGGTGAGAGGGATTCAACCTCCCCGGCTGATCATAACGAGGAATGTTACTAAATTGCTGTCCGATCTGGAAACCATGGCAGATAAAATGAGGGTACGATTAAGATGATCAACGTTACGATAATAGAGGTCCTTGAGCACCTGATTGCCTATCTTAATACCCTGGCGGTTGGTGATTATAGCGATCTGGTGAATAATGTATATACAGAGGAAAATGAGGACCTCGATATCAAAAATAAGAAAATGTTTATCTCGATCAAATATGAGGAAGATCCCCAGCCATGTGAGGGAGGGGATACCATCAGGAGATCGGTACTCCTTCTGATTCTCAGGCTAGGATATACCTGCGACAGCAAGGCAACCACCGGGGAAAAGAGAAAGGCCATGCTCTTCAAAGATTACATCGTTACCCGGTTGAGATCGACACAATTCAGGCAATACATGACGAGTCGGGGAATCGAATATAACCCCGGTAAATTCATGGATAGAGTCTGGCCCGATCCATTTAACGCTGATAGCGAATCTTTGAGAATATATTATATAAGAATGCGCTTGATTACTTACATAGAAAACTACATCGTATGAGCAGGAGTGATGAAATGTCGAACGAAATGAACAACAGCTTTGGTGCTAACAAGTACCTCATCATTGAGAGGCAATCCCAGGGAGATGCCATCTGCCCGTTTGGTCCTATTCAGTTTGATGCAGCGACCCCACCCCACCTAGTTTATGCTAATGGATTCTGGCGGGTTGAAGCAGGATTTAACGCTCCCTACGATTCATTTACAAATCTGATCGGTGCGAATCCAAATCTAAGGGGATGGGTGGTTAATACGGGAACGGGAGAAGTTCGGTATTACCCCGGTGGTATGGCTGGTGATGTCGATCACAAATGGGATGCTCCCCAGAGGGCTATTGGTCGTTGGCAGACCTTCAAATATACAGAGGAGAGGAAGACAATAAAAGACTTCTCTAATGGTGAGATGTATGCCAGCGATATTAAGGGGCTTCATTACGATATCGATTTCACCCTGGAGAAAGTTCTGATCAAGAAGAGGAAATATACCACTCAGGCTTACACTGATCCCCGAAAAAATCAATTCGGTTTCGCGGGTCCTGGAGTTCTTGAAGTGGATAATTTCAATGTTGAAGATAATGATTGGTATTTCGTTATTCTCTACCGTGAGGATGAATATGTGCCACCTGCAGGACCAGATAATGAGATCGCCTGTGCCACGATAATGCCATGCGTGAAGTTTAGCAAGATCGATGTAGAGGATAAATTCGATGATCTCTCCAGGTGCACTCTCTATGGCCATGCCGTTTACGCTTTCACTGTTCCTGAAGACGCTCCGAATATTGAATCTTATAACCCGGTTGCTTCGGCACCATAACCAGGAGGTTACGAAATGGATCACATGTATGTCAGTACCGATGCCCATTTAATTCTATTGAAACAGCCTTATGGCGCTTGCCCTCTGCCATCAGATCAGAATTGGGAGACTCCCCCGGCAGGAGATGATATCCTCACCCTGCTCAATCAATTCATTTTCATCGATACCCGTCTTGATCCCACCTCCCCCTTTTACTCCTTCAACAATCTGATCATAAACTCGATAGCACCGATCATCTCCTGGGTGTTCCATAACCAGACTGGAGAGGGAAGATTTTACGATGGTAATCAGGGTTTCGGTATGGCCGGTGATCCTACACTATTCTGGAATCCGATGCAGAGAGCCCTTGGGAAGGTCCACGGCATTGATTACGGCATCGAGAGAGCAGTTATGGAGGACGGAGAGATAGGATCAATGAGACCCTCTGCTTTGAAGGGGATGGACTATGTTTCCAAGTTGTCATTTGACAAAACCTGGATCGATAGATCGAAGATCGAAGGATCACCGAGCAGGACGAATCCCACAGATCACCAATTCTCGATGCTAGGCCCGGAGGTCGTATCGGTAGAGAGTTTCATAAATAGTCTGAAGCAGAATTACCATGCGGTAATCCTCTACGTTGCGGATGGATCGGCCCGGAAGGGATTGGATGTATTGAATATCTCCCGAACACTACTCGCCCCCTGTACGATGTTCGATACCTTCAAATCGGGAGTTAAGGAAAAGGATAAGATTAACTGCTCGATGAGTGCCAAATCCACCTACATGATGCACTTCCCGAGGCCATATGATAATATCGCAGAATATTCTCAAACCTTCTCAGTGCCTACCTGTATCTTGCTGATCGAGGTCATGAATGAAACCCAATCCAACCAGAATTATCCGGTGGGAGATGTTGCCGGGATTGAATACTGGTATGGTGAGGGAATCCTTGCCCCGATATCGACTCATACAATATGTGCCATTGAGGCCTATATTGATACCAAGACAGGAGGATCATTACCCGATTATAGAATAGTAATATATCCATCGGCTGCCACGGGAGTACCAACAGGTCCGGCGATACCAAACGGCACTTCAAACTTGATTGCGGGTGCTGCTCTGGTAGCTGGTGCATGGAATCGATTCACCTTCCCCGTACATCCCACCCTAGTGGCAGCTCAATATTACACGGTTGGCTTGGAACATAACGCTGCTGCACCCACGGATAATTACGTTAACCTGGCAGGAGCGAATGGGACGAACCCATATGCAGATGGTAACATGGTATTCGACGCCAGCGCAGTTTATGGAAACCTGGGGACGAGTTGGTCAGCATCACCACTCGATGATCTATGTTTCAGAATCTTCCGAGATTATCCCTGATCACGTTCATCATTTCATAATGGAGGCAAAAGAATGAAAGTAATGGAAGCTGCAAAGCAGATAATAGGCGTACCCGTGAATGTTACGCTGGGAGAACGAGATATAGAGGTTTATCCTCTGGAAACAGAAGAGTTTTTTAAGGCTCTCACCCTCATGCCAGACCTAGAGATTTCCGACAAACTACAGGCCGATCTTGACGCATATAGGAAACTGTCCGAAGAGGATCGAAAGATCGCACCGGTTCCCCATGTCCCAAGTACAAAGCCGGAAAAAGTCCAGACTCTACGGCATGAAAAGTATGTTATTGAATGCGTACTCAGGAGAGGAGGACACCTGGACTTGATCGAGAGAATGAATGACGATGTACGGTATTTCAATTATCTGAATGATCGCATATATCTAGTGGTCTGGGAACTGTGCCGGGCTCCTCCAGAGTTGATAAAAAAAAAACCTTCTGCATAGTCTACCCTCTCCAATCATTCCCAAAACATTACAATATAAATCTCAATGATATCATGAAAATGCCAATCACGGCATACTGGTATTACTACCAGAAATATCTCGATGAGATGGAGCACCTACTTAGAGAAATGGGTGATCTTCCAACCATAGCGGATGACTTCGGACCGGGTTCAAAATGGGAGAGAGATACCTCCCCTCCTCAATGGTGGGTAGATATGCAGAAATCTGAGGGATGAGATAAGTGGCTGATACACCGGAAACAGAGATAGTCCCTTTCGATATTGAATGGGAATCATCGGGCGATAAGAGAGTGATCTCAAGTCTCAACGAGATACACAATATCACCAATTCGGTTTCTAATGTCTTCACTCACCTTACTAGCTCAGTATTGCAACTCAAACAGATGAATCTTTCATTGATTCAAACCTACTGGCGATTAGCCGATGCCAAGAGAGAGGTGAGGCGTGAATCGGCCAGGATGTATGATCTCGATCTGAGACAAGCAGAACTCAGCCTTAGAATTGCTAAAAGGCAAGAGATGATCACCCAGAGGACCGGGCGGTTATTGGATATAGAGCAAGCTCATCTAGCAACTCAGAGAGCTGCTCGTGATATTGAGTTAACAAGGTTCGCGATTGAAGACAAGAGGAGAAAAACCCGGCGTGATCTCATCCTTGCTGAGGAGCAGTTAAATCTCATGGAGCAGCAGAGGGTTCTCCTGATGGCTCAGATCATTACCCAGACAGGACTAATGATAACCAACATCCTTGCTCTTACGGCAGCTCATTGGGCAGAGATATCAGCCCTGGTAACCAAACATTCGGTTGCTACTCTAGGGATCGCTCTCCCTGCGATTGGTCTAGCAATGGCGGGAGCATATGCCCTGGTGAAGAGTTACGAGCCTGATATGTCGAAAGTCCAATCTGCTCAAACTGATTATGGAGATGTGAAACAGATTGCTAAGGGTGGGATCATCGAAGCTCATGAGGGGGAATATATCTCCAGGGAGCGCCCGGCGAGTATTTCAAGCACCACGTCGACCCAATACAATAATATCCATTTTCACATAAGGACAACCGACCAGAGATCAGTGATAGCAGCTATTGAAACGAAGCTCAGGCAGACCGGGACTTATCCAATAACTCCAATACCCGCGGGGGTTCGATAATGGTTTACAATACTCAGTTCACTCTCACAGAACCGATATCAGGGGTAACGATACATTTCTATATTCGTCCCAATCAACTGGAGGTCAATCCTCGTCCTATGATTGCAGAGCATCAGGTACCTGGTTTCAATAGATCGATAGTTCAGCCGATGGGTTGCATGAATGAATCTTACTCATTCAACAGGATCATATACTCAAACCAGTTTTTCCAAACATCTCCTGCCCCTTTGGCATCTCCCCAGGACGTTTTAATGGTCTTGAGAACCTGGTCAAGGAATAATAATCTACTAACATTCATCTGCGATCATGTGGTTGAAGGATTAGGAGAAGCTCTGGGGATCGAGGTGATTATTGAACATTTCAAATTTAATGAGATTACCGGGGCAGGGACCGGCACTAATCCAAATGAACATCTAGGGGTCTATGATATGGAACTCACTCTCGTATCCTATACTGGAGCGTGATACCATAAAGAGTTATGTCCCTGAAGGAGTTATTCCTCTCTGCCACGAATTTTTTGATAATGAGGACCTCGGCGCCGTAGATATCCAACTTAACAGCTGGTCGATTCTGAGCAATGGAACGGAAGTAGTTGAGCATGATGTGAGATCGGATCGCAAGATGCTTCACTTCTATGATAATGGAACTGGTAGCGGTGGGGGAATAGTTCAGGTAACCAGAGTGGTATCAAATGATTTCATCACCCAGGTATATGTAACCGTAAAATCGGACCCGGCCAATACTATTGGAGCAAGAATCAAAGTAACCGTTTTCGATGTGTTAGGTGCAGAAATCTGTATGTTTCGATGCCATAACCGATATGTATATTATCGAGATCCTGCTCATGGAGGATGGATCAGGACCTTAAACCAAATAATTCCACATAATGAATGGCATGAAATGAAAGTTACCATCCATAAAGATAATTCCCCTTATTCTGGTAGGGTGGAGTTATTGGTGGATGGTTTCAAGCAATGGTATGTAGCCGGTTCTGGTCGATTAGAGAATAATATTGCTGGTGCGGAATTGGGAAGATTCGATACCAATTCAGGAAATCCCTCATATACAGCTCTTGAAACACCTACTTTAAATGCCGGGGATGAATTTTGGATCGGTGGTCTAATCATGGAAGATTGGGCCGATATGACCGATCTATCACCGATCAAACCCATGCTCGAAGTATGCTTTCAGGCCAATGATAAAGCCACCTATTTCAAGATCGGAAGTATCATGAAATCGATGGAGTGCGAACCATCATTGAATGGGAATCCTACCGCCAGACTTTCAGTAACGGGTCCCGATGTAAATGTATTGCTTGACAACTTTCTCACCGAGACGGACGATGGCCTATGGTATCATGGAACATATGATAATAAGACATTGATCTTCCTCCAACAGTCCCAGCTCATTATGATGGGTTACAAGGCCACTTCATTGCTCCAGGACCTCACCGATACAAATCTCAATTTCATTACCTCGGGAGTGCAGCCGGGGGATATCGTTTGGTTCTATCGGCGTTACTGCGCTATCGATAATCCATTTACAGTTTTAACAGTAGCCGCCAATGTGTTAGGATTGGATCAGAATATTAACGGAGGCCTTGCCACTGGCCACATCAGTTACCTTATTGTACGACCAAACCGGGAGACTCTGGAAACCCGAAAGGGAGATTTCATATTTCAGGGCAAATTCAAGAATTACCACTACAATTACGAACCAGAGCCATATCTCAGTTTGGAGCTCCTGGGGGAAGCTTATACGGCAATTCAAAAAAATCTTTATTGCGATGGATCCCGGTATTATAAGAAACCACTCGACTATCTGCTAGAAGGTCATTTCGCCACTCCAGCTGATCACATTATCGATGGCGCCGATACCATGGGGAATTACTCAGGGATTCTCTCTCAGGACTTCGGCGGTGGCACTGTAGAGGAAAAGATGCCCTTCGCCCCTAATACCAATGCTCTGATCGACGCTACCGAAGAATCACCAATCACTAAGGTATGGAGTCCTTCCACGATCTCCCTTTACGATGCTCTAGTATCTGCATGTGATACCCTTAATCTACAGCTGCAGATTTTCAGGGATTCTCAATTCAGAGATCAGCGCAGAATCTTCTTTCGTGATAGAAAGCGGGTCGGAGTCGATTCTCCTCTCTATACCTTCTTTCTTGGAGCTGATCATGCTTCATTTACGATCAGCGAAACAACCCGGGTCTTACTCTCCCTTCGATATACAAAAGGCACTCGGGATTATATCGATAGAGTAGTATGTATCGGTTCTCATGATGATGAAGGATATCTCATCCTTAATGATTCCCCTGCCAACCTTAATATCAATGGATTCATTCGCGATAAATACCTGAGCAATAATAGGATACGAGTCTATGATCTCGCCAAGCAAAATGCCGATGTAATGGCTGCGGAATATATGAGAATGCCAGAAGAGGGGGAACTCGAAACTATACCTTTCGGCCATCGTGAAACCTGGCTTGATAATATACACGTCGACGATGGTTTAATTGATAACTATCAGGAACGATTATCGGGGAATTATGGATATTTTATGGGAGATTCCGACTGGATTCTATATGGTACAATCGACCAGAAGGATCGAACTTCCCAGGGGCATCTTTACAAGAAGCCTTTCTCACCAATCGGGGAGCTCGCAAGGTTCTATACTTCAATGGTGAGGGACCCGGTAGATTTCGAGATCAGGGCACTCAGGTATATGTGGGGAGGAGATGGTTTCAAGATCACGATCTCCCCCAATGTTCGGGAGTTCAGCATTTCAAAGGGGATGGCTGAGACTCAGCGAAATATCGATTGGGTAGAGGAGCAATTCAAAGACCCCCAACCCACAGAGTGCTTTAACCAACCGATCCATAAATCACAGATCGGGATTAATGAAGCCATAGCGGTGGGTTTGGCCCCTCTCGATGTATCGAATTTCACAGATCAAACGGGAGGAGTAGGATTGATTGAGTTTATCCCCTTCACCTATGTGGATAAGGTGAATGCACTCTCAGCCTATGGTTATGGATTCTTCTACCGGGCTCTTGGAGGTCCTGTGTGGCTTATTTGTCCGGTGAGGAATCAGGGAGGGAATAATCTAATAACCGATATCGATGATAGCGATCAATCGATTGAGCTTAATAACGATGCCACTCCTCCAGCCGATTATGGATACTCTGCACCTGATAATTTCGCCTATCTCTCCACCGGGGCAGGTACTTGGGAGTTCATGATCGTGCTCTATAATCGCCATGTACTTGATACAGGGATCACCCATGATATCCCTCGTAGCAATCCCCCTGATCTTGCTGTCTTGGATGGATATGAAGAAACCCTGCAAATCATCCGACTCATCGATGATAACGGCGGTCTTGGTTTCGTGGTAACATAAGAGGTCTAACATGGAAATATCGCAAGGATTCGAGATCAAAGCCAACCTCGAAGTAATCAAAAGAAGATCGAGCCCCGAAATTGATTTCCTGACCAGGCTACATCAAAGAGAGGTTGAGACAGGCAAAGAACTCCTTACTACTGAAGATCGGTTAAAACTCGATATAGCCATAGTTCAACATCAGAAAATCCGAAATATGACCATGACCAGGGCGATTGATCGGTTTATGTCCCTATTTGGAATCCTGCCGGGTTATGGCCTTGATTCTGCAACCGATGATCGAATGAAGATCAGGAACATGCTAGGCGGGACTAATTACCGGGGCGGCGGACCATTTAGATCATCACAGGAGGCCTCGGGGTTGTGGGGCGAGGTGGTAGGTATCGGATCGAGCTCACAAGCCCCTAGTCCTACAGATGCCGGGCTGATAGCCGATTTCAATGTGCCACCCGTGGGACCGGGATACGATACAAGCGGAGTAACCTACCGGAATACCTACAATAATAAATATGGAGGAATACAGCCCGCTCTAGGATTGACCTACGATTATGATAATGATTATGTTGCCCGGTATGTAGCAACATATCTATCCAGCGAAATAAATAACCTCAATGCACCAATTCGAGAGATCGGTTTATTTTGCCCCTTGATCCAACTTGCTTACCACCAGGTTCTCCCCGCTGATTCAATGATCCATTTCAATGATGCAAACTGCGGTAATATTTTCTGGAAAATACTGAATCTCTCGATGCTCTATAGTTATGTTGGCCAGCTGAGAGTAGCAACAGAGGAGAGGATTTCCCTTTCAGGAAATCGAGATACCCAACTGATCACCCCCAATAATTCCGAACCTGCAGCCGATAATAATAATGCTGTGATCGTTGCCTTCGTTCCACAATGGAACAGCATTCCTTCGGGAGTAGGGCAATGGGGTTCTAGCAATATGTTTGGTGTCGGTGAGATGTTAGCTCGAGCTGTTCTTTCACCCTCTTTTACCAAGAATGCCCTGGAATCATTAACGGTGATCTGGGAAGTATATACGGAGCGATACCCATGAAGGTAGGCATGGTTGGAGTTATGAATCTTTTTCAGCATCGATCCTCTCCAGGTATCAAAAAAATCATGGGAAAGTTTGCCCGTAATATTCCACTAAATCCATGGGAAAAGAAGAAGTTCAAGAAGGATATGATCTTTCAATATTCGAAGCCGAACTTGATCATGGATAGGATGATCGATCGATTCTCTGCTGCGATATGTCAATCACCAACTCAAGTAACACTCAATATGGGTGGTGCTTATGGCCGATCAGATGTTCTCAGATATGAACAGATGAGGGAAGAAATCGAGATAGTACAGGCGGGAACGGGGACCTCATCAATTTATTGCCAGGGGATGATCCCTGAGATCATGGGGATCGGGAGCGGGGTAACTGCCCCTACTGTCCATGATGCAAGGCTTGAAACTCCTTTCGTCATAGGAGCGACTCACCGCAATACATACAACTCGAAGGAGGGCGGGACCTATGGGCTACAAGACAATATAATCATGAGGTGTGGCTCGATATGGGATGAAACTTATACCTCTCCTGGATTCATTAACGAGGTTGGATTATACACCAATCCTTACTATCTATCATTGAGGGAGTTCGTTAATGTTGCCGGGACTGATCAGATCGATTTCACCAGGGGAGGCATGGGGAATATGGCCTGGGAGATTCATAATATCACCCTGGGGATCGATGCCGGTACTGATGAATTGAGAACATTGATCAGGTGCGATACCGGGGGTCTTCTCAATCAATCGTATACCTTTGATCGCAATACTCAGCTGATCGTCTATAATGGTGGAGATGTTCAACCCACATTAGTGGCCGGGTATGTTGCCAACTCTGCAATAATCTCCTTCTCTCCCCATGTGCTACATGCTGCTGATGCCGTTTCCGGTAGTAATATAGGGTGGGTTATTCCCTCAGTTCTATCCCGAAGGTTATTTGCGCGGGTGGTCCTACCATATGTTAATTCTCTGCAAACCGGGATCAATGATGTGCTGACGATCGTTTGGGTATTCTATTTTAGAAGAACGTACTGATCAACGAAATGTTTATAACTTCGTTCTAGCATAGTCCCATTACCATTTTATAATGGAGGCTACCGACTTATGGCGAATAAAAAACCGGTTTACAAACCAAAGCATGTTGATTTTAATTTTGAGCTTGGAGATAATGAACAGTTGATGATCCTCTCAAAAATCTGCGAGGAGAAGTTCCAAGGAAACCCTGCTTTTAAGGTGCACCTGGCGACCATCCCCTCTCTTAGAGTAGAAGAGCTAAGGATGTATTATAGCGGAAGGGTACGAATCGAGAAACCAGAAGAACCTATACCCCGGCCAAAGAATGGTTTCCGAAAGAACAATATCGGTTTAAGGGTCCTAGATGCCACCGAAGAGAATAGATACGATAGGACCGACCGACGACATTGGAACCACCTGCGAATAGTGATCACTAAGGAGGGCAAGACTCCCGCAGGGAACAAGATTCGGAAGCAGAAAATGAGACAGGTCAAGGTCAAGAATGAAGAGACCGGGGAAGTAACAAAAATATGGCAGGAGTTCTACTATTGGATAGAGAGAATGCCCAAGAAAATACTTCTAGTTCTCGATGGTATTCTCCCAAATATTCAGGTCGTAAATAGATACGATCGGGTATGGACTAATAATCCTGATCATCTCGAAAAGATTCCTCACCTCTGCCGTCATTGTGGCAATAAAATGACCTGGAAGGAAGACCATTCAACCCTGGAGTGCGTAGATTGTAAGAATACTGAGGACCATCCCAAATTTTTCCTTATCGAAAAGAATGGCTCAAACCTAGATTTCTGGAAGGAATATCATAAGGTCATGGGATAGGTTCCCTGGATGCAGCGAGCCTTTTTAGCTGAGGAGAGTGGGATCCCGTTAAGTAAAAAACCAGCACCTCCAATCTCTCGACCTCCCAAGAATTATAATCTATTGGTAACCGTGGGGAGATACGATTTTTCAGCAATAGCATGGAACCTCTGCCAAGCGGTCAATAGATATACTCCCGGCTGGAGAGCGCGAAGCATTGTAGGATTGCCTCATATGTTCCGATGGCCTACTGATCTGATAGCCAACAAGGAGAACAAGGGAGCAATCGAGAGATCACTCAGAGATGCCGACTTTCTGCTATTCTCCTCCAGTTATTTCTTTTATCGTCCTCTCGATATGAAACTACCTTTAGACATCCCCTGGGGATTATGGCATGGTGGGAGATACTTTCGAGAAAATCATGATCGCATGATTGAGAAAGTACACCCCTGCTTTGATTTCGTTTTCGCTCACCGGGACCTCTCAGTATTGGGGGAAAAGGTCCATACATTGCAAGCTCCTTTTGATACCGATAAACATAACTATATCCCGAAGGATTTCTTTGGGAGATTGATTATCGGACACTCTCCCTCAAGGGAACAAGTAAAGGGTACAACTGAGTTCATGGCAGCAATCAATCATCTCAAAAAGAAATATGGCGAAGAGGTTATTGAAGTTCTTTTAATCAAGGATCTCTGCTTTAATGAAGCACTCGCACAAAAGAGGGATATCCATTTATTTTTCGACCAATTCAGTTCTCGATATTTTCCACCGGGAGCAATTCGAGGATATGGTACTTCACTAATCGAGGCTGCGAGTTATGGGGCAGTATGTCTCAACCATGATTATTTCGAAGATACCCCGGTGATCAAGGTTCACAATAAATCTGATCTGATACGAGAGTTATCCCTTCTCATAGAAGACAGGGACAGATTAGAGAAGCTTTCACACATACATAGGCGATGGGTTCATTCAGTGCATGGTTATGAGGCCATGGCAGAGTATTTCATGGATATAATCGATGCCGGGGGATATATCAACAGATTAAAGAGATCGATCTCAGCAAATAGGAAGAGACATAACACTAAGATGAACAGAAATATGGTAAGAGGAAGGCCACGAGTATGAGGAAAGATATGGGGAAAAACAATATCGTGATCTGGGGGCATCCCAGGAGTGGGAATATGTTTTTTACTGGACTGATAGGGATGAACTTTTATAGTGATCGTGATCTACGGTCTGCCTTTCCTACTCATGATTTCATCGATGAGAAAGGGGAAATATCTGACCGCTTGAAATGGGGGCAATTATTCGGAGGACATACATTTCGGCCCCCTCTAAATCCTGAACTTATTGGAAGATCGATCTATATCAAAAGGAGTGTTATTGATACAGCTCTTTCACTCTACAACTACGTTAAGGATTATCTGCCCGATGCTTGGCAATCGATGAGTTTCAGTGATTTCATAAACCGGCCTATCGGGGGTTTTCGCTATTGGAACCTTAAACCAGTATGGAAATTTACTGGACTAGTAAGTACTTATGCTGATTTTACTATTGATCGTTGCATCTTATCTCATCATATGATCTGGGAACAGACCGGAATATACGTAGTACAATACGAGGACCTGGTGAGAGATGCCGAGGGTGAGTTATTGAAGATATCTCAACATTTCGGACTCCCTCTAAAACCACCGTTCAAGCTCATTGATCGATTAATTGGATTTCGCCCGGTGAAAGGACAGATCGGACGAGGTTACGATGCCCTGGAGGAATCTGAAAATGGAGACTAAACCTGTATTTATTGGAGGAGTAGGCCGGTGTGGTACGAACCTGATGAGGATAATATTGGATGCTCATAAAAAGGTATTTTCCCCACCCTTCGAGATCAGAATTTTTATTGATCCTGATGGTGTACTTGATTTCTATCATACCATTAAACATTCCTGGAACCCTATAAATGCTCAAGTGGCATTTGAAAGGCTGCAGCGGTTGTTAACTCAAACTGAATCACTCAGCGATTTCGGCACCCCATATGAGAATTGGCAACTCCGATATATCTTTGATGATTATCGGAAGAAAACTCATAAATTCCTCTCAGAATTATCGGAATTTATCTTTCCTGGTTATTGGTCAAGGATGGGTCGATCTGGTCATATCCCATATGTGGGACCTGATATCGAGAGAGTGAGGAAAATATGCAGAAAATACATGCTCAGCCTAATGGGAGAAGCGGAGTTTTATGTCGATGATGGGACATACAACTTATTTTATATCGAGGAGTTCAATGAGATATTACCAGAGGCTAAATTTATCTGGTTGACTCGGCGAACTGATCAGATAGTTGGTAGTATGGGTGATGAGTTCTGGTGTCCAACCCATATTAATGATCTTACCATATGGGTGGCTGATTGTGAATCGGTTTTATCCTCTAGGATTTTTAAATTCCCTCACCTGAAAAATGTGATCATGGTAAAACATGACGACTTGATTAATGATAGAATGAAGGTAATGCAGGAGGTATGCCTCTTAATTGATCTTGAGCCGGATGAATTGTTTTTTACGAATATTCAGGAGATGGATTTTTCAAAGGCTAATGAATATACTTTCAAGAGCGATATCGGGGATAAAATAAAGGAATTACTCGAAATAAGGAGAGGTGATCGATGAATGTTCTTTTCGTGGGAGCTCATAATGATGATATAGAGATTCACTGCATGGCTACCCTGCTGAAACTGAATGATCTCGGCCATAAGATATATTACCTAGCATTTTGTAGATGTGAGGATCTATCCCGGAATAAGAACCTTATGAACGAATGGAAACAGAGCAAGAAAATACTTGATGAACAGGGGGTTGATGTGGCGATACATGACCTTGAAAATAGAAGGTTTCCTGATCAGGCTCAAATGGTTCGAACTACCTTAGAAGTTTATCGAAACCATATGAAGATTGATCTCGTTTTCTCCCACTCTCCTGATGATATACATCAAGATCATGAGACAGTCGGGAAGGAGGTGCGCCGGGTATTCAAATATCAATCTATTCTTTTCTATGGAGGACCCCACTCAAATCCAAAATTACAGCATGACTTTTTCATCTCCATAGATTCAGATTTACTCAGGAGAAAAATGGAAATATGGTCCCTCTTCAAGAGTCAACATAGATTATTCAATGGAAAGTCTAACTATTTGACTAATCTGTTAATGCACTTTGGTGCTTTGGCGGGAACGGAGTTTGCGGAGGGATTCAAGATTCACCGGATGGTAGCGAACATATGGTTTACCCCGGAAGTATCACAGATTCAAGAGGAAACAGGGCAAGGAGAGGAGAAGAGCGCGAAAGAGGTATATAGAGACCTCTAGCACCTCCCGACCCTCTACGGCTCTGCAAATGGTCCATAGGAGGCTACAACAATGCGAGGAAAAGTAATATGGTTAACGGGTCTGCCCTGCAGTGGCAAAACGACTCTAGCAAAAGAACTCAAGGGAAGAGAAGAATTTAAGAACGCCGTTCACCTAGATGGTGATACGATCAGAGGAACTCCGATCTCCAATGATGTAGGATTCTCCCCGGCCGACCGGGCAAAGCATATCATGAGAATCGGATATATCTCTCGAATTATCGCTGGGGCAGGAGTAGACGTTATATGCTCATTCGTTTCCCCATCGGCTGAGATCAGGGAAAGAGTGAGATCGATGAACCCTACCTTTCTCGAGATATGGGTCAAGGCAAGTGGTGAGGCCTGCCGAGATAGAGATGTTAAAGGGATGTGGGCCAGGGCAGATAAGGGAGAGATACAGGATTTCACGGGAGTGGGTGCTCCCTATGATCCCCCTGCCTTTCCCGAGGCGGTCTGTGATACCGATAAGGAGAGTATCGAGGAATCGATTGATATCATCCTCAAGGCACTGAATTTAAGGTTTGCACGTGCGCTATATATTGGCCGGTGGCAACCCTTCCATGATGGGCATAAATTCATCATAAGCCAATCTCTTGATAAGGGCATCCCGGTCCTTGTTGCGATCAGGGATATGCTGCACGATGAGGGGAACCCATATCCCACTGATGAGATCAAAGCCATGATAGAAGATCACTATCAGGGAGAGGATGTTAAAGCGGTGATAATCCCGGATATCCGTTCAGTGAACATCGGCAGGAAAGTGGGATATGAGATCATTGAGATCGAGGCGCCACCTCAGATCAAGGAGATATCGGCCACCAAGATAAGAGAGGAAACGAAAAGAGATTGTAAAAGAAGTTAATATTTTCTGGAAAATAAAAAAGTAAAGAGGGGGCGATCCCCCTCTTATTCTTGGGCTAGAGATATATGTTTTCCCTTCTCCCAAATCTCGCGGGCTTTCTTGAAAGTTGGAATCTCTGCCATACTCTCATACCCTTCCTGCTTGTATGCCCTGACAAAAAATCGGACATATTGCTGATTTTCCGGTTGGCTCATGGTGGTTTTCCACCAATCGTTGATATCCTTTTGCTGCTTGGCGCTCACTGGCTTTTTGGGAGGCTTCTCTTTCTCTTTCTTCTCAGCCTCTGAGATTGCCAATGCTCCCTCGGGATCAGTATCTTTCATGCTGGAGAGTTCGTCCTTTTCATTGGGCTGATCATTGATAACCCTCTCGACGACGCGCTCCTCTCCTGATGTTCCCCTGACTCTTTTCTTATGAGTAGTATAGATCCTGCTCTCATAAGGTCCGATGTTCTTTGTTTCGATATCGGGATGGTGCTTCCGCACATCCATCTCGACCCGTTTTACATAGGCGGTCAGGTATGATCTTGCTGACTCCATGCTCTCATATAGTGAGTCATGTTCCCCCAGGGTTGCCGTGAGTCCCACGTCAATCCTTTCGCTCTCGAAGCTTCCCAGGTTGATGGTTCGGGAAACTGATACGGATATTTCTTTCGGTTCCATTATTCTTCCTCCGTCTTCTCTTCAATATGCTGGGGATTGTTACAATCACAAAAACTGTATTTACAATCCTTCGTAGTTCTCACCCCATAGCCATCTGATCTCGGGTGCATCCATTGGAGTGATCCTTCTTTTTCTCGCTGAGTTATTGGGTGTCCGCAGATTTTACAGCGAGGGCGTAATTTCTCCATGGTTCACACCTTGAGATATGGCTTGCCGAGCTGGATGTCAAGATCAACGAGAATGGCTGTCCTTGAATCATCATCCTGCTCCTCAAGTATTTTATCGATCTTGGAGAGGGTTAGGAACTTCAACGATTCCGGGACCACCTCTGTGATGATATCGGGCCACCTTTCATGTATGCTCTGAGCATCCGCAGTTATCCTCCTGTTGCGAACAATCTTTGAGTTATGAAGTCTCTCCACACCCATGAAGATCATTCCTTCAAGTACATCCTTCTCGAGCTCTTTGATCCTCTTGTTTACTTTCGTAACATGAGCTTTGAGGTTCCTTATCTCGTTGATCTTGGCGATTCCTTCCTTTTCCAAGAATTTCGTTTCTGGCTTTTTTCCTGTCATGCACAAACCCCTTTTTATTGATGAAAATAATGGGGGGATATCCCCCCCTTAAATCATCTATTGAACGGTTCTGATTACCTCCGCAGGTCCATCTCGTCCGGCTGGACGGAAGACATATTCCTGATTTTCGAGCTCATCGATGATCAATGATGCTTTGGTCTCGGAAATGACGAACTTCTTGGCGATCTGCTCAGGCTTGATCACCGCTCCAAAACCCTGCTCGCAAACCCATTTCTTGATAGCATCGGAAACCTCGACCTTTCCTCCATTCTCGGCAGGATTCTCCTTCTCGGGCTTGGGCGGTTTTTCCTCCTTTTCCTCTTTTTCCTCCTTCTTCGTTGCCTTCTTCTTACCCTTCCCCTTCCCTGTCTTCTTGGGGGCGGTCTTTTTGGCTGCTGCCTTCTTCTTGTCCTCCTTCTTGGGTTTAGCCTTGGCTGGAGTCTTATTGCTCTCAGATTCAACCTCTGTGGCGGTCTGCATGATTCCAAGGATATAATCTACCCGGCTCATGAATTCGGTTTCCTCCATTGAAAAGGCTAATCCGATCCTCATGATATGCTCAACCCCTCGGGTTATCCTCTCGACCCTCATTTGAAGCTCATCGGGCGTTACTCCAAGAGATAGTCCTAACTTCTTGAGTTCTGTCTCGTAAGCATATCTCATATCACGGAACTGCTCGATTGAATCTACAAAACCAAGGATTTCATTCACTCTCTCCTTGAAATCTGCGGTTGGTTTGTTCAGGCGTAGACCCAATCTCTTGAGTTGCTCCTGATTCGTGATCGAGAATCTGGCTTCTTTTACAAGTTGTTCAACCTTGGCTTCAAGAACAGATAACTTCCTGGCAATTTCCACCTCGGTGCTGTGCTTGGAGTAATAATCCTTGATCTTTTCCTCCAGATCAAGAAACTCCTTTATATCTTTGATTTCGGTTTCATCTGTCATATTTTTTGCCTCCATTATAATGGGGATGATCTGCGGGGGGAATCGAACCCCCCACGGAGCCTTTTTAACTCCTCAGACCGTTTTTTCGAGATTGGCGAGAACCACTTTAGCAAGAGTAAGAGGAACATCTCCAACTCTATCATATCCGAGATCCCGGCATACCTTACTGAGAGGTTCGATTAGGTGGGTCTTGCCTCTCTTGAATGTCTCAGTATACCAGTAAAAGGTTTCGTGGTCGGTTTTGTCGGTCTTGATCGGTTCGCTCACATGATAATAATCACATGAGGGGCAGTACGACCCCCACTTGGTGAGGACTAAACTATCTGATTTACATTTCGCGCATGTTACACTCACTCGATCACCTCTACTTTTTTCAACATTCTCTGAGCGATAAGAAGTCCTGCTCTGATGGCAGTTTGTCGCTCTTCCTCGACGTTCTCCCCCTTGGCATGGTACTCATCTCCAAGTTGGACGGTATGAAGGATGGCATCATTTACTCCATCAATGGCTTCTTTCAGGGTAAATCCCTTCTTTGTATCCATCCTTCTGATCGTGATCATCTTATTCTTGGCGTCCACCATTATGACAGTGTCTTTCTTCCCGATCTCTTTCTCCCGGAGCCATTCTCGGGGGATTTTTACATAATGCGATTTTCCATAAACTTTTATTTTATCCTTGTATTCCATCAATAATCACCTTCATATTTCGTTAACAATTTTATCTGCGGTAATGGAAGAGATCTCTCGCAAAGGGACCAATCAATATTCGGGCATTGTTCCCAATGTTCGCACCCCTTACATATGTCTTTCCAGGGAGAAACATCTCTCCAGGTCTGGTAACTCAGACACTTGCCATTCTCGATCTGCACTATCTCCTCGTGGCAATCTCCATTATGGCAATGAATACAATCCAGTTGATCGCAGGAATGTACGCCCATCTCGATCGTAGTCATGAATTATACCTCCCGATTTAGAGTTGGAATCTTGATGGTAGATCCATCTTTCATAGTGAGAAAGATATCTAGGTAATATCCAATCTCGACCTTCTCAATCTTGGAAACATCGATTAGATGCTCGCGAGCTACAGATTCCGATAATCTGAATAATACGCTAGGCATTATCATTCCTCCACAGTTATATTGATCTGCTCGAGGTATGAAGAGAAAGGGAATTTCACTGATACTCTCAGAGTGTTCGAGTCAATCTGTTCGTTCTCTGCTCCGCAATATCCTAGAAACCGGGAGAGAAGTTCTATTGCGCTTAAGTCTTCTTGTGTCATGCTGTTACCCCAATAACATTAACAAGAATACGCCCTCACTATATATAGTTTGTTCCTGTAATCGAATTTAATCGAATTAGCCCTCTCTGCCTTCAAACTTCCAGTAATATTTCTTGCCATATATCTTGTGATATTCCTCATGGCAATGTTCATGTACGAGCTCGAGGTTGGAGGGGTCATTATTGCCCTCAATCAGCTTAATAGATATCCTGTGGTGAATATGGATGGGTTCGCAGGAATCCACTATCCATATCGGCCAGCCACATTTCGAACATTTACCCTGCTGCGCCTCATAAAGTTCCTCTCTGATCTCTTTTTTGTATCTATCTAAATGCCTTTTCCTGTTTTGTATCGTTCGGGCTCCTGCCCTACTTGAACCATTGTTGTTATTCTGCTCAATTTCTATAATGAAATCGATTATTTTAAGGGTGGACCTGGTGCGCTTAAGCAATTTGACAAGTCGGGGATCGGCATCCCACCCGCTCATACAAAATGGATGATACTTTATTTCATATGCTCTCGATTTTAAGTTCTCTCCGGAGCGCCTAAAGAAAATTCTCACATACTGATCCTTGATGAATATTGGCAGATAGCATCCCTCGCAATAATACATTTTCCTTGCCCGGTGCAATCTACAAGAAATGATCACTAAAACCCTCCCATCTGCTTGAACATGGGATAGAGTCTCCCGAAGGTGATCTCTGCAATGATACAGGCGGCGGCATCGATCTGGTGCTCCCTCTCGTTCTTCACTTTGGAATAGACGTCCTCTTTAAAATAATCGAGAACTCCTTTTTCGACCTCCTGCTTGGAAGCATTTACTTTGTTGCATATGACCTTCTTAATGTCTCCTGGGGTGAAGTAATCAAGAGATGGCTTACTGATAGCCTCGATCCCTGCGAGAAGACCAGTAACAATCCCTAGGGTTCGTGCTGCCCTGCTGCTCTGTGCTCCTCCATGTGGTAATTCGATGGCAAGAATGCCGGGGTAATTCTTGATCACTAATGAGAGATATCTCACTATAACGGTGGCTCGAGCAAGATCATCATTAGCGACTAATATTTTCCCTTTCTTGCTTGAGGGTTTGGTCTTCACGCATCCCACTTGCTCGATCTTTCTGGTTTCCATGTTATAGATCGCTACTCCTGTGGCGGTGAATCCGGGATCAATTCCTATGATGTGTTTCATCATTAACCCTCTTTTGTAATCTCTCGAGCTTCGACTTTCTCCTCTGATCATATAGATCGGGGTCAATATCGAGCATAATCCTGAGTTGAGAAATCATAATATCAACATCCACAATTTCATCCATTACCTCCTCCACGGTGGCTCTACCCCGGTGGTACTTTCCTAATGCAGATAATAACTCTCCCATCTCTTCATAGATCATTCTTTCCTGGGCAAGAAATTTCCATTTATTCAAGCATCTCCAGTAGAGTGATTCCTCTGTCTCACCATTTATTATCATGGATCATCCTCCTTTGGTTTCCTCCACCCCGGTGGCATTCCCTTCAGGTATGATTCTGATTTCATTTGCCTGGCTACCTCTTCGTTGAGTTCATATGCTTCGTCGGTAACAAAAACAACCCACACCAACTCAGTAGAGGGGGAATATACAAAATCGCAACTTTCTATTACTTCCGCTCTGGCTTCTGGAATAATTCGACATAATGTTCTATGTACTTTTTCATGAAAGGAATCCACTATGATACAATCATTTTGGCAGAACCCATCATTTCTAATCGGACAATTCCTTTTACAATATTTATCAGGTACTTTCATGATAAACCTCCTATCTCAGATCATCGAAAGGGATATGATGCCAATCGGAATCACCTATCTCTCTCCTAGAACGAAAGGGGAAAGATAATTTTGAAACTGGGCCCGGGGTAGTAAATGAATCTCGGCGATTCAATTCCCGGCAGGCCATATAATCACGGTGATTGATCAGATCGATCAGGTGAATCTCATCTCGGGGCAGGTTCGCCCGGTCCTCCTTCAATCCCCACCGCTTGAACCATCTCAAGAAATTCCTGATCTCATTCTTCTCCCATTGTTCCGTATAACTCTCGGCTGATCTGGTGAATTTCATTATGATAATGGCCTCCTTCTATTTGGTTTCATATATAATGGAAAAGGTCTGAACTTATCCTCATATGAAACTTTGTGGTTGGGGTGTCTTACTAACCTCTTGCATAATCTACAGGGGGAATCGTATACACTCTTTTCATGATGCACACATGCCTGGCAGGTGCCATCCTCATTCCATGTTTTGAATGGGTAGTTCTCCTCTGGTTGTTTATCATAGTTTTTCTTTTTCAACATTATGATCACCCTCTTGCAGCAATATATTTCCGGTGGCCGATTTCGTATAATTCCTTCGGCTCTGATTTGGTTAATTTATTAACAGCTTCGGTAACTCTGCCCTGTCCTAATCCCATCCCGGCAGCTACTTCAACTATCTTGAAAAGAGGTACTCCCCTCTCGAACTCATCACATCGGTTCAATTTATGGAAGATATCGAGAACCTTGATCATCAGGTTTCTGGTATCTCCTTTCAACCCGGTTTCGAGGATATCAATATCCATAACCCCCTTGGGCGACAATTTCTTGATACACTCACTCACCAAATTTATGGCTCGATCAACATCCTCCTCGTTGACTTCATCTGATAATCGACCCCTCGCTGATGCCATGCTCAATCTCATGATGCCCTGGAGATGCCTACTATCTATCGACATAATACAGAATTGCTTGAATTTCGCTCTTATTTCCTTGTAATAATCGAGAATCTTTCGCTTCAGATCGATGGGTATTCTTGGGTTATGTCTCTTGGCTACGGCAATATACTTTATCAAGAGATCCCGATCAATAGGAAAATTATCCTCGGTATCCCAATAGCTCAATATATGAGCTCCCATAGCCTCATCCTGCTCAACGTCGGCGATATCTCTCAAGATAAAAGTAAGGTCAAATCGAGAGATCAGTTCAGGTGCTATTTTGAGCTGCTCATTCAGATCAAGAGAAGGAGTAAATCTTCCCATCTTGGGATTGGCAGCTGATAAGACAGAGGTCTTGCTGATCAGAGTTGCATGGATGCTCGCCTTATCGATTGGCACTTTCTGGGAGCTCATTGCTTGGAGGAGGGAATCTGTCCCGGTCTTCCTCATCTTGTCCAACTCATCTATGGCACATATCCCATCGTTCGCCATTACGATGGCGCCGCCCACAAGGAACCATTTTCCTGTAAGTTCATCTCTCTCGACTGTAGCAGTTAGCCCAGCTGCACTCGCTCCCCTTCCTGATGTGTATATGCCTCTAGGAACGATCGAGGAAACATACTCAAGAAGTTTACTCTTACCTGTGCTTGGATCACCAGCAAGGAGAATATGGATATTTCCTCTAAAATGCACCCCGGTGTTTTTGTTAAATTCTGGTGATCCGAATAGCTGGAGAAGTATCGCTTCTTTGATATCGTCGAGCCCATATAATTCTGGCGCGATCAATCTCGAAAGTTTTGAAAAGAGATCAGGTGATTCCGATATTTTTCTGATCTTTTTCATCTCCTCATCATTAACCTCGATATCGATGAACTTCTGCTGTATTATATCAATGCCGGCAACCCTAAAATAAAAATTATATATTGGTTTCGTCCCCTTCTTTTTCTTCGTTATGTCGAGGAATCCGGTGAGTCTTACCTTGTTGCCCGGAAATATGTTTCCGCAATCGGTCCCATCCAGAAAACAATAAAGCTGCTCAGGCTGTCTTTGTGGCGCTACCGATTCAAGAGACTCCTCGATATAGATGATCTGAGTTCTGAGAGATTGATCAAGAGACGGCACATGCTTGAATCTGGTACGCGCTGCGGTGCTCCCACAACCACCCTGCTCCTTGACACATGCAAGAGGTTCCACGGTCTTCATATAGTCCTGCTGCACCCTAATAACTGCCTGGCATCTACGACAACGAAAAGCCATTTCCACAGCTCTGTAGGATACATCGTCGATCCTTTTGATATGCCCCTCGATGGAAATAAGTTTCCCTATGTCTGCGTCCCTGATTCTGTTAATATCAGAATGAAGCATATCGGGTGGATCGATGAGGTAAATTTGTGGGTATTTCTCTTTGCGAGGAGGGAAGAGTTCAACTTGATCATATCCCTTTAATATCTCTCTTACCCTGTCCTTAACTACCTCGTTCCCGATCCTCAGAAAACGAATAGGAGAATAGACTAGGAGAAGGAAAAACTCTGAACGAAAATCCATGAGATGATCAAGAGAAATTCTGATATCTTCCTTTGTTTCCCCGGAGGCGAATTGATACAAGAAATTATCATAGATCGCTCCAGATTTAGGAGATTCGTGAAGAATGAAAGTAGTGATAAACTGATACCATATTTCACGAATCTCCCCATCAATTAATTGGTTGATCTCAAGACCCCCAATTACTCCTTCTCATTTTGGATATGTGATATAACTTTCAGTGATACACATCCTCTAACTCCGGTTATCCAAGCGACTCCTCCACAACTCGGAATAGTTCCAATATCCTTAATTATATGATCAGTGGATGTTATGGGTCCTCCTATAATACTGTGATAATTTACTTTATCACCTTTGCGGAAAACCGTCATTTCTTTCCCCCCTTCTTGGTCGTCTTCTTTGTGGTGATCTTCCTTTTCTTGCTCCTCTCGATCTGCTTGAGTTTTCTCTGGGCTAACCGCTCGAGTTCAGCCTCTTTCTGCTGCTTCTTGATCGTATTAAGAAATGTCTTTTTCTTGACTGCTCTCTTCTCGTTCCTGATCCTCTTCACCTCGTCGGCCTTCTCGGTATAATACTTCATGGCAGAAGGTACTACACGCTCCAGGTCCTCCCCTAGAATGAATCGCCGATCCTTCCGCTCTCGGTCATTCCCCATGATCTCAAAGTGCCAGATCAGGCTAATGAGAATCTTTTCGATCTTGTCCTCCGGGAGCTTCTTTCCTTTGTGTGAACCTCCCCAACGAGGAGGGAAGTATTTTGCCGATTCCCCAAAAGGTTTATAGGCGAATTGCTCCGCGTAACGATCTCCAGGAGCTCCATATCTCGTTATCGTTTCAAGGATCGATCTCATGAGGTCAAGAGGAACTACAACCGCTTTTCTTTTCTTCCCCCGGGGCGGTTTAAAATCAGTTCTCGGCAGCTCGAAATCATCAATTGCCTTGTAAAGCGCCTCTCGAGCTACAGGGTACAATTTCTTCATGAGGATTGTTTCGCTTCTCTTTTGTCCGATCTCTTTGTTGTGATAGCATTCGGAATCAGAACAATATTCCCCTGCCTTCCCTTTGAATTTCAGTTTTTTCGGGCATCCGGTACAGATATATCCTTCGAATTTCTCACCGATCTTCTTATGCCTCCAGGAATCGAATTTCACTCGAGCGGTTTTCACCTTGGTGCTGATCTGTGCTGCCTTTCTCTCCTCTACCTTCTCTTTCTCTTCGATTTTCTCCCTTTCCTTCAATTTCTTCTTGGCAGCCACCTTCTTGGGAATGAAGCATTTGGGATCCAGGCAAAATGTATTTTTCTCTTTACCCCATCTTCTACCCACTTCGCAGTTTTTCTTACATTTCTTACAGGGCTTTTTATTGAAATAAAACCACCATCTTTCCGACCAATAATCTCCTCGATTCATGGTAAGATCGAGGACTTTTTTCTTATTTGCTCCTCTTATGGATAAATCGATTACCCCCTGGGTTTTATCCATCGTCGGCGCTCCATATTCCTGGATGTGCTCCTTGATACCGTCCATGATATCCTTGAAGACGGGATACTTCTCGAATGAGAGAACGGCGAGAGCCTGTTTGGTCATTATTTTCCGGGAAATAATTAGTTCCTTTAACTTCGCCGGCGCCTTTAAAAGTCGAAGGCGGTTCGCAATCCATCCCTGAGTCTTGCCCAAGCGATCAGCGAGCTCCTGCTGTGTTCCTTTCTTATCTTTGAGCAGGATCTCCAAACAAGCTGCCTCTTCCATCGGTGCGAGGTCCTCCCGCTGCAGGTTCTCAATGATCATTACTTCTCGGACCTGCTGATCATCCATCTCCTTGATCATGCAAGGTGCTGAGGTAAGCCCGGCCATCTGAGAAGCCCGGTATCTCCTCTCTCCGCACACCAGTTGGTATCTCTCGGCGTTCGGGCGGACGATGATAGGTTCTAGTATCCCTTGAGCCTTGATGCTCTTAGAGAGGTCCTGGAGGGCTTGCTCATCGAAGTTCTTTCGGGGATTCCATCCGGTGAGATAGATATCCTCGATCTTGATCATCTTAATTGAGTCCCGGTACCTCATTTGGAATCACCTTTCCTTTTGGCAGAGCCATAGTATTTTTCTACTGCTCTCCATTTCGCCATTACCCGGCCGGTCAATTTCGAGAAGTTATCTCTTTTCCATTTGGTGATGGTCTTTCCCCTTTTGGTCCTCACCTCGAAATACATACAAGGAGAACATTTCGCTACACCTACGAAGAGAGTATCTCCTTCAGAATCTACAATCTCAGCAAAGGTGCATTCTGCAACAGGATATCTTAAATCCCTCTCGAGTTTCTTGATGCAAGAAAGTGAAATGAAATCCGCCCATAGCTCCTTTCTCAATCCTTTGATTATTGGTTCTGCATTCCCTTCCTCAAAACGAAGGTAGAATATTTGAAACTCGAAACCTTTCACTGCAGCCCAGCTATTCAATTGCTCATCGATTATCTTCTGCTGATCTCGGGGAAAGTTGTAGATATCGCGCGCTTCTTTCATCTCAGATAATGCTCGGATATCCTGGATAAAAGGAGTGCTCATCACAACATCTCCATGCCATGGTACATTAGCGGTATGGTCGATTATCTCCTGCTCTTCCTGGACGAGAGCGAGTGCTTCAGCTTCCACTCCATGAACAAATTCGAGCTCCCGCTTGAGGTCCTCCGCTTCTCTCCTCTCCTCCTCGGGTGGTACATCCTCACTCATCAGAATCACCCTTTTCTGATCCCTCATCCTTCGAATCCCCCTCCATGATCATATACTCTCTGATTTGTTCCGGGTCGAGAATGCCCGTGATCACGAACGGGAAGACCTTGATCAGTCGATTCACTGACTCAGGTCTCGGGTTGTTCAGAATGAAGGACCTCAGAGAAAGCAGAAGCTCCCCAACGGCAGGATCATTCTTCTGCATGTATCCAATGAAATAATCCAGGACCTCCGCGGTCTTCTGCCCAGCGCCCTCCTCGATGCTTTTTAAGGTCTCGAGCAGCATATCCCTCCAGCCCTGATCTGGTTGTCGATTGTAATAGCGCTCAAAAACCCTCTTCTGTTCCTCATCGGCGAATACTACTCGTATCACCAATTCCATTTTTTCCGGCGGTATTGCCAGTTGCTTTGTTTTTCTTGTCATACCTCAGCCTCTTGTTTCTTTCGAGGCCTCGCGCAAAAAAGAAGAAAAATGCTGGTATCTATTCATCTCCAGGTGATGATCTATAATTCCAGTCATGCACGAAACCCAAGCCTTGATTAGACTGAGTACTATATATATTTTCTCTTCTCAATCACTTATGTAAACATAAACCCCCCTTTTCCTTTGTTTTATTTTAATTAAAACTATAAAATAAATATAATTATAAATGTCTAAAGCGAGATAATGTAATATATTACGTACTATAGATACATGTTTTTCGAGTTTTATTAAAATTAAAACATAGTTTATGTAAACATAATGTATTTTCACCGATTTGTGAATGAATCCGACACAAATATATAGGAATAAATCTCTCTTTGTCATAGGTGGGCCGGGGTCATTGTCATGTACGTTACCCCGTGATTTGACTTCTATCCCCGGTCTATCGGTTCATGATCCCATAAGGGACATAAGTCCTCCTGACGAAGACGGGTTCTTTCAGGTGCCTACCGTTCTGGGCCCTGTCTGAAGGAATGGAACGGTGCTCAGGATGAAGGAGGCGACCCACAAGACACAAAGCGGGCTAGGGTATGCGGATGCCTGCACCCCGGCCCCCAGGGTGAGAGGGATAAAATACTGCTCCGCACAGTATTCCTCTGGCAAGGATCACCTCCCCTCTCTCCCTGTTATTTTCTGGAAAATACCGCTTATTGCTGTTGCAATAACTCTATGACCTGGCGCAAGGGGGGACCCTCGCACATAAAACAAATTGGCGCTCGGGTAGGGACAAGTCACCCCGATCACTTCTATTCTGTTCGATATATTTTTTTGTTATATGTGGATCCCGGGGAGGCTAACAGCATAACGAGAGATCGGTGTTTAATCGGTTTACTTAACATTAAACGCATTTGGTTTTTCGGACAGAAGAGTTAAATAGAATCGTGGGAATTAAAGAGTTTAACACAATGGAGGCTACCCATGACTAATATTTTTCATTGCCCTGAATGTGGGTGCGAGTGCAAGGTTCTAGTAACCAATACTGAGGCTCGGCCACCCAGCAAAAGACAGCTGCCTTATCTGAAATTCATTCGCATGAATCCGGGTAAGAATCAGATCGAGATCGCCAGAGGGATAGATAGGACGGTTCCTGCAGTCAGCAATACTCTTTCTAACATGGAGAGGAAGAAACTGATTTTTCATGAGACGGACTCCAAGGGCTACCAAATCTATTTTGAGAGGAAGTGATCTCCATGGTCGAGCCGATCCCAAACCCTCCTCCTGATCTTTCCGGTGAGAAATGTACCAACTGCAACACCATCGGAAAACTCTCATATATCTGGATTAGGGGAAGATTCCCGGCATTAATTCAGTGTGGTGAATGTGGTTATAAGATCGATACATCGGACCATTTTAAGGATGGATATCCATGAGTAAGGAACCGCTTGAGATCATATACATGAGCATCGATGATCTGCATGATTGGGACGATAATCCCAAGCTGCATAATGAGGAATTGCTGCTCAAGAGCATTGAACGGTTTGGCATCCGTCAAGCCATTCTAGTACAGAAATCCACCAAGAAGATCATTGCCGGCCATGGTCGAAAGAAAGCCTTTCGAGAGAAGGGATATACCAAGGTCCCCGTTATGCTGTGGGATTGCACAGATGAGGAGGCTACTACCTATGCTATCGCAGACAACCAACTGACTATATCCGGGGGGTGGGATCAGGGGCTCCTCCTTGATTCTCTTCGGTTGATCAATGATGTGGAGATGTTGGATTTTGCCGGATTCGATGAGGAGGAACTTGAAAACCTGATAAAGCTGGAAGATATGGATTTCGTTGACCCTTATGCTAATGATGAGATCCTACCACCAAAAGAAAAACCACCTTCCTATTTAACGACCGAGTTCACCTATTTCTATATTCGGCTAATCAAGAAGTTGAAAAGAACCAACATATATGCCGTGATCAATAGAAACTCCGGCGAAGAACTCGGTCGCATAAAATGGTATGGACATTGGAGATCATATTGCTTTTTCCCCGAAGCCGAAACCATATTTAATAGTAACTGCATGGTAGATCTTATTGATTTCATGAACGATCTAATGGAAAAGAGGAAGAGCAAGAATGACAACCGAAAATCCTGACCCTGATGGATTCGATTGGAAAGTTCACATTCGATTCGAGCCTCAAAGATGTACTAGATGTGGTACATTTGAGAATCTGAAATGGTACGCTCCCCTACAGAACATATATTGTGAGCATTGTATCTATAACATCGAGTTGATGGCCAGGAGTGGAGTACAATGAATGATGGAAAGAACCATGATTTCGATTACCAGATCAAGATCGGCGGCCACACCTTTGCCTGGGGTTCCGATGAGTTCTGGATGAATTGGGCTTATGAGAGTTATATCAGAGATACGCAGGACCCCGAAAATACACTTCATGGCAAGCCTGTGGTTTTCTTCGATCACGGTCATCCCACAATGATGCACCGAGGCGATAACTAATGGAGAACAAGATCATAATCAACCGGCCACCGCCACCGAAGAAAAAGAAAGATGATCTCAGATTCATGATCGGGATGGTTATGCTCCTCTTTGGTGGGCTTCTTGTAGGGGCGATCATCTATCAAGAGGCCACCCTTATGGGAAAGGTCTATGATTGTGGGATTGCCACGATATCGAGCCTGATCACCTATATTGTTATCAAGATGCAATTAGGAGGACCTGGCACTGAAGGAGTTGAATAGATGAAAATGGCTGGAACATGTGAGAAATGCGGGGATATCTGTGAGATATTCCGACACCTTTATTTGGGTAAAATAGTTGGAATGTGTGATGATTGCTGGATGGACGAATCCAGACCCTATGATGCCGAATATGATATGAACTATCTACCAGAGGATGAGGATTTCTGGGATTATAGACCAATAATTCAATATCCTCCTCCCTTTAGATTTGGGTAATAATATGTCATACCTTACCAAGCAAGATATAGCTGATATCATCGATCTGAAAAACACCGGGTGGAGTCAGAGGAAGATCGCCAAGAAGTACGGCAAATCCCCCGGCAGGATATCTCAGATATTGAAGGACCCGATCAATGCCATCAAACGAGAGGATGGAACTGAGGAGAAAGCACTCAAGAAAGCAGCTGATACTCAAGAGGCCATCAAACGAGAGGTTGATCTCCGTAAGACCTTCTGCGCTGCTATCGCCAAGAGCCATCTCAATCCAATGGTGAGGAAACTACAGAGTAACCAAAACCTCACCGCTGATGAGAAGAGGATTCTAAGAGAGGGGGCCCGGGTATATTCTCAGATTCTCTCAGATATGGACAAATCGAAGCAGTTGAATTTAACACTCAATCAGTTTATGGGCGACGTTACAATCATAAACAACAAGGTAAAGCAGGGAGTGAGGGATGAGATCGCCAAGATCATGAGTCATCTCTGCCCTCACTGTCAAGATAAATTAATCGAACTGGAGGATCAGGGATTGATATGAAATCATTTAGCATGGTATGGCCACTTTCAATATTTAATATTGCCCATTGTATAGGGAAGATCATTCCTTTTCTTGATCAAAAGGGGAATGAAATAGCGAAAGTGAAGATCACTCAAATCGCCTCCCATACAGATCATAGATATTCAGTGGTAAACGTCGAATTAGTGGAGGGTGATCTCTCATCATATGTCCCCTGCCTCACCGGTCTTGATATCAAAGACCATTTGATCGATGTATCATTCACGAAGGAGGACGAATGACCACCTATATCGCAGGGAACTCCATGAGCATGAAGGTTTCCCCGAACGATGGTCAACCCTGGTCTGCTCTGATCAAGGGAAATAAACTCTGGGGAGGAGGGCATGGTTATCTCTATACTGTCCTTGGCGCCATGATGCAACTGAAGGAGATCACACTCTCCCCTACCGATAAGGTGATATTCTGCATTGGGCTGAATGATTGCCTATATCGAAAGAATCTACTCAACCAGATCAAGAGAATCCACCCGATATACCAAGGCTCTACGGGATTGATCAGGGCATTCCTATGGGGTAAGATCAAGTTACTACTCAACAAGAATCCTGATGAATTGGTGCAGCTCCTGACCTTCCAGGAGTTCACCGATTTCACTAATGATCTATTCTCGAAATACAGAGGGAAAGGGGTGGTTCTAGGCATCCATTGGGTAACTCGAAGAAATCCAAAACTATGCTGGGGGATCAAGCAGCTCGAGGAGGTCAATAGAATCCTCAGAATTGCAGCCTATGAGAACAACCTCAAGTTCATTGATTTCTGGCATCCCCCCAACCTTCGAGGTAAGGATGGTGTCCATCTGACCGCTGCAGGTCATAAAATAGTTGCAGATAAAATAACCCAGGTGATCAAGTGAAACTAACATACCGGAATTTCATAAATGCTACGATCATGATTCTCTGCTTGGGATTGGTTATCGAGATGAGTATCACCTTGGATACCTCCTCCCCGGTGGTGTTCTTTGTGAAGATAGTCTATATCTGTACCCTGATCGTGATCATCTTAAAATTCATTCTTGATTTATCGTTCGTAAGGTGAGATTATGAAAATATTCAGGCGACCAACCAAAGAAGAATATGCAGAAATGGCAAAGAGGTTTACCTTCAGGGTTGATCTCGACGATGAACAACTAGAAGATATGGACTCGAGCCGATTGAGCGGAAAGCTATTGGCAGAATCCATGATGCACTCTGCCCCTAGATGCCGTGAGTTATCACTTGCTTTAACCCGGCTCGAGGAGGCCGTGATGTGGGCGAACAAGGCAATAGTTAGGCGAAATGAAAATGGAGAGCCTCTGGAGTAATGCTCGAAAGATCAATCAGATTTACTCTGATCCTGTCCTCTTCGAGAAATACGTACTCGATGAGTTCAGATGTTTTATGAGGGATCTCTCTGATTGGAAATTATATCCTCCTCAGTGGCGTGTAGCTCGTGCAATCATCCGCACAGTGATCCACCACAGAGGCAGGGAGTTCCTCGTGGAGTTCTCAAGGCAATCAGGCAAGACAACCACACTGGCCTGGGTGGTATCATTCCTAGCCATCAAACTGCCCTCCTATTATGAGATGGCTTTTGCCCTTCAGCCTGATTCTCTCGTTACCAAGCACTTGGCAGAATATAAGCATGGGATATGGGTTGGAATCTTCGGTCCCTCCGGAGAACAGGCCGAAACAGCTTATCAGAGAGCCCGGGCAGTAATGAAAGCAGCTAAGGAACAATTAGGCATCAAATCGAATATGGATAGGAGTGACCGATTTGAGTTTGAGAATGGTTCGTTTGTACGGATGCAATCAGCTTCACCTACTGCCAAGATCGAGAGTAAAACGTATCATCTCTTGATCTGCGACGAGGCCCAGGATACCTACGACTGGGTAATGAAAAAATCGATCTTCCCCATGGGAGCACATACCAAGGCTTCCAGGGTCTTGATCGGGACAGCATCACTTGATATCAAGGATACCCGGTATTTCTATGATCGTCTTCAGAATCCAAATGCTGATCTTGATGAGTTAGGCAATATGGCTAAATTCATTTATGATTACCGGGAGATCATCAAATACAGTGAGAATTACCGCTTCTACATCGAACAAGAGAAGGATAGAATCGGTGAGGATTCAGATGAGTTCCGGGCAGCCTACCTTCTCCAGTGGTTGGTGGAAAGTTCTCTCTTTACCTCTATTGAACAACTGAGAGCAAACGGGCAGCAGGACCTCCTCCGCGTGAAGTCCCTGATCTATACAGAGGAGAACCAGTTTTATGATAACATTTATGCCGGGATCGATTATGGAGAGGACCCGGCCTCTACTGTTCTCACCATTGGGCAGATTCTCACAATTATCCAGGCAAGGCAGCAGGGTATCAATGTTGCTTTTGAGATGGACGTCCATTCTAAAAAGGTGATCATCAGGATTCTTGATTGGTTAGAATTGTCCGGCCATGGTCGAGATATGACATACGATCGGCAGATTCCCCACCTCTTCGCTACACTTTCAAACTATTCGATCCTGAGAGTGTCAGACGATACACGAGGTCCAGGGAAACCTCCCCATGATATGCTTATTCGTATGTTCAGGCACAACAATCTAGCTCATCACGTTCATACAACCGTGAAGGCTCACCCATGGACAGGCCTAACTCATTCGAATCTATTCACCCGGCTCCATAACGAATGGTGGGAATCCCGGATAGTTTACCCTGACGATGGCAGTAGGGAATCAAAAAGATTTAAGGAACAATTCCAGAAATTACAGAAGGAATTTAAAGGTAACCTGATGTCATGCCACAAGCCAAAGGATAAATGGGCAAGAGATGATTACTGCTCCTCTGCAGCTCTGCTCATCGATGCCATTGGGTTGAACTATTTTGAACCTGAAAAATCAGGGGTGAAACAGAGAGGACAAGAGATCAGGATGGTGGGATCAAAGAGCAGAGGGGCAGAGATATTCAGCGACGATGGAATACCAGGGATCAATGAGGTGTTCGAGGATAGGTGGGAATGATGACAGAAAAAAAGATATGGCCTGCACCATGCCAGGCATGTAATTTGAAAACAAAGAAATGCTGGAATAACTGGAACTTATGTGCCAGGCATCTGGAATTAAAAAGACAACGGGAAGGATGTTAATGAGAGTGTTCAAAGCAATAAATTTTAACAAAATGCTAGACTACCTAGAGAAAGATTTGGGACTACCGGCAGGGGATATCCTCTGGCCTGATCGAGATGAGCATTCCGATCTATTCATGCTCACCTTTGAATATGCCAGGGACTTCTTGGGATTCACCTTCCTTGACTTCCTGGAGGAGATCGGGAAAATGTGGAGTAATACCCGATATCATGGCCACAATTACACTGAGGTGGTATATGATCCCAAGGACCCTCCCTGGACTCCTAACTGTGATGGACGATTAACAGCAGATCGATGGAAGCCGATTGATTGGGATGCTGTGATCAAGAAAGCCCAGGAGAATGATCCCGAATTCCAGTTATATATGAAATTGCAGGAGGAGGCAGCATTGATGATCGAACAATCTGAGAAGCTGAAAACCTCCATGTTCATCCCTCAGATCAAATGCGGTAAATGTAATCGTAAGAAGGGATGCAGGAAACCGAATAAGCATTTCTCTTGTAGTGAGGAGCATTTCCTGAGTACCGGGGACCTGCCCTGCATGATGTGGCCTGAGCTGTCCTGCGATACCTGTATCAATGGACTGAGGAAATATAATCCATGAGGCGTTAAGTTGAAAGTATTGGTAGCGTGTGAGTTTTCGGGAACCGTTCGGGAAGCATTCAGAAAGAAAGGGCACGATGCTTGGTCTTGCGATTTAATACCCAGCGATGCCAAAGGACATCACTACCAAGGTGATGTATTGGAACTATTGGGCAAGGATTGGGATTTAATGATCGCATTTCCACCATGCACATATATTACAACAACCGCCAATAGACATTTCAAGAATAATCCAGAACGATGGAAAAAACGTTATGAGGCTATGATATTCGTGTGGAAACTTCTAAGCGCCCCAATAGAAAGAATTGCCCTTGAAAATCCCAAAGGAGTTATCACATCTCATATTCGGAAAGCTGATCAATATATTCATCCGTACCAATTCGGGGATGCATATGAAAAGATGACCGGGCTCTGGCTGAAAAATCTCCCTCTTCTGGAACCCACCAATATCGTTACTCCCGAATATACGTATTATAATTCAAAGAAAAATAAATCGGGGAAGTCTCGTTATTCGAAGTACTGGAAACTAGGGAAAGACCATGGGCGAGAACGGTCCATAACTCCGAAAGGCATCGCCAACGCAATGGCAGCACAATGGGGATAAGCCATCTGCCTTTGTGTTATTGAAAAACGAGGGCGCTAGATGAGGAAACCCGCAGGCCTCTCCCATCTATTAATGGAGGCCAATCCAACGCCCTACGCTTGAGAATATCCGCGAGCATTTTATATAATACTTCGTGTAATTAAATCACATGGGTAGAAAGAAAACCCGACTCAGAGTCACCTATAAGAGCGGTGATGTCAAGGATTTTAAGAGCCTCCAGGACGTAGCAAAGAACCTGATGAAAGTGGATTCAAAACATGGAAACGTCAAGGCTCGAATTATCACCAAGGCAGAAATCGTCTCTATATAGCACAGCATATAATCGATGCTGGTACATGTTGTGGGGATATCCCTTCATAACAGAAGAAATTATTTTCCAGAAAATAAGCAGCTGATTTTCTAGGCTCAACCTTTTTGAAATCGACCACAGTCTCCCAGCATTGGCAGTTCGGATGTGTCTCGTTAGGAATGATTCTCAATGTTATGCTGTAGATCCTACCATCAAATGAACGGCAGGTTTCACAGGCAGTAGGATGAGCATGGAATTGGACGTATCGATACCCCAACTCATAAGCTGTTTTCTTGTAGGCCCAATTATATGCCCTCCTGATCTCATTCAGTGCGATTCGTCGAGCAACGGCAACAGTGAGATCAAACTTCTCGACTAGAAGCTGCTGCAAGGCTGCACGACTCATCCCTGCCTGGATGGAATGAGCTATCGTGCGCCTGATCGCTAGCTCTTTCCCGGTAGAGACAGATTTCAATCGGGATACATAAGAAGTAGTCCACTCCACCACCTTCTTTTTTCGATACATGGTAGTATCGATATCTTTGAGAATCTTTGAATCGATCCCCGGCCCTGATGTAACTCTCAGCTTCTTGGTAGCAAGCTTAACAGCTTCGAAAGCGAGATCATACATACTCATGCTTCAGCACCGGGGAAGTTCTTTAACTGCTCCTCGAACCAATGCTCGTAGGGGTCCCACTCCAGGCTTGGATCGTTTGCGCTGATGATCTCCCCATCAATATCATCCACCATGATACCAGCACATTTCGGGCATTTGAGATTCGTACTATCTCCAATGAAGAGTAATTTTGAACCACATCCGGAGCACTTAAATTTCTTGGGCTTGATGATTGGATTCTGCAATCCCTTTGTAGCCATCTCACTGAATGATGCCCTGATCTCTCGCCCGGTCTGCACCTCGTCCAACTGTGGCACATTCGCTCCTCCTCCAGGTCCTCCCTTGATGTTCCCCATCACGTCCTCAATGAACATAGTCCCGGTTTCATCCTCAATGGCAGGCCTCCTTATAGATTCTCGATACTCATTCCGGCTGATTCCACCTGCTTGCCATTCTGCGGTAGCTCTCTGGGATTCTATGCTCATATCCTGAATCGAAAGGTATTCAAAATTCATGGTAGGCAAGTTCTCCATTATTTCCTCATATGTCCATTTCCTCTTTTTTCCGGTGGGGTCCTTGGGGTCCCTCATTCTCAGTAATCCAGGGATAGCAATACCCCAGGTCGTGAATGAGCTAACTAATTGCTGGATGCCCTGGACCTTCACGATGAGCTGATCCCATGAGGTCATAGCAGTTGTATGGCTGGAACCTTCGGGGATGCCCAGCAATGGTTTTGGGACTCCTAGAGCAATGATCAGCTGCTCGAGCAGACGATCATAGAATTGTACCATTCCTTGTATTACTGAACCCTGGGGCATCATGGGTTCGGCATCTGCTCCATAAGTGAGAATCGAATCACCAACCTTACGAGCTGCTTCAGCAGCTTCGATGGCTGCCCAATTGATCGATCCCATGGGATTCTCTCCATGCTCTCCCCGGGGTTGCTTATAGATTACCGGGCATTTCACAATAGAATGACCGGATTGGTAGAGATCATTCTCACATGCCCGGAGCAATCGGTATATCCTAACACACGCTTGAAGGATAGATGTTCCATAGGCACTCTCGTAACTCACCGTGGTGGGTTGGTATCGATAGTGAGTGATCTTCGAGGGAACAAAGGCAACAGGAGGATAGGCGATTATCTGCCGGAAACCTAGCACATTGTTGTAGGCATCCCGGCTCACTCTCATGTAATAAGGATCTAGGGCTTTTAAATTGATGAGTTCCCCATCGTCCTCAATGTCGAGCTCAGAAATAATACCATGACCTTTCTTGATATCCGCGATATCTCTCTTTTTCACTTGCCCTGCGAAAAGATTTTCCACGAATGCTGACCCATAGGTAATAAGATCGAAGACGATCTGAGGTAGGATTACAAGATCGAAATCACATTTCAGATTATTGAAAATCTTGTATACGTCCTCTTCCATGATTTCCTTTTTGGGAGCCTTGGGATCACAATTCCATTGATATCCCTTCTGCAGCGTCAAATGAACGAGAGTCTGTATAGCTGCATGGATCACAGGGTGATTCCTTACCATGTTGCGATAGATCAGCATATCTCCGATAGGTTCTACTCCCCATAACCTCATGTAGATATCGCTATAAGGTGATTGGACAAAACCCTCGCCCGATGCTGGAGGAATCGCATCTTTATCAATGGGAGAAGTTTCCTTAGTATACCATTGCTCAGGTACAAAACCATACTCTTTTCCCATCTCATCAGTTACATCTCTGGCCTCGAGCAATCCCTTCTCCATCCTACCCTTTTTCCCTATAGGATTCAATGCTCGGAGCCTTAAACTTAATCGGTTTAGAAGCTTCCCCATGGAGTCACCGTACCTCATATTCACGACTTCGGTATTATTAGTTTTGCCCGAAATTCGTTACCAAAATTATATATAATTCTGCGCTCCATTTATCCATCATTACAATGGAGGCTACCATTCATTTTCAATTATTAGAGGAGCCTCTATTATGCCGTGGGACGATTTAAGCGCTATACCAGACCAGGTTAAAACCCATGATGGTGCTACCCTTTCACTTGCCCAGGCGAACCACTGGGCAGAGATGTTCGATGCTTTGAAAGATGAACCTGGCATTGATAATCCTGCTGCGGTGGCATGGAGCAATTTTAAGAAAGTCTACAAGAAGGAAGAGGGGAAGTGGGTTAAGAAGAAAAAAGAAGCTGCTGAAATCCCGGATTCTGAAATAAAAGAATGGGTCACTACAAATGGAGTTCATGTGCCCTTGGGTAAGAATGGGAAACCTCATCCAGACTTTAAGATGGATAAAGTCAATAAACGTGAGGAGAAAGGGAAGGAGAAAGGAAAAAAAGGAGATACAAAAAACTCCACATCAGGAAAAACAGATGTAAGTGCGATTTATAAAAAACTGGGACTAAATCCGTTTGGCGACACCGAGGAGGACGAGGACGATGATGGCTCGCAATTCGATTATTGGAAATCTTTACGATCAAATAACCCCACCCATCTCACTCCTTTAAGGTGGATTGCCCAGATCGATTTAGGAATGTCATTCGAATCAGAAAAACCACCCTTCTCTGAGGTATGGAAATCCAATAAGGAGAAGCTCCCTATTGTGGCTCGAGTCATACAGATCGGAAAGAATAAGAGAGGATGGGGAGTGGGTAAGGAAGAACTCGAAAACGTTGTAGCACAGATCAATGAGGGTGTGCAAATAGTCGCTGACCATTCTTATGGGAAAGCCTGCAAGGTCATAGGAATTTTTAATCAGGCAGCGATTGAGGATGGTGGCGAGGCTGTAATTGCCTCGGGATTCATTAGCCAAGAAGACTATGCCAAGAAGGTTTACGATGGGATCCTGACAGATATATCACCATCGGCATTACCTACCCTTTCGGTCTGCTCTGCATGTGGAAAACAGAAATATCCGAAAATGGAAGCCTGCAAGTGTGCGGGAGCCTATGAGCTGGCAATGGGTATCAAGATTTTCCATATGGGATTAGTGGATAAAGGAGCATATTCTGGTACAAAGATTTTCGATACGTTCACCGCATCGATGAACGATTGGGTTGAACATCACGAGCAAGAGATTCCACCTGTATCAATGGAGGACAACAAAGAAGCAAGCAAGCAGAATAATGAGGCTGATATTATGTCAGATGGACAGAAACCGAACGAGGCAGCGGATGATGAGGAGAAGAAACTCAATGAGAAGAAGGAAGCCTTGAAAGCGGAGATCGAAAACCTGGAGAAGAAGAAGAAGGGGCTAGAGGAGGCATGTGCCAAGGTATCGGCGCAGGACAAGGAGGAAGAGGAAGAGGAGAAGCCCGCCCAGGCATCGGCACCGCCCGTAAAGGACGACTCGGAGCTCAACAAGTTTCAGGCTTCGCAGAAACCTGCCAACCCCCAAGATGGGGGGCAAGTATTACCTCCTGAGAGATCGGGAGAAGCCGATGGAAGCGTTGGAGCGTGTCTGGGAGAACTCACCCGGTTTGTGGCGAGCGATCCCTACAGTTACGACCCACGAAAGTGGCTTCCACCTGGGTATCGCCTGGAGGGCTAATCGATGATTACCGCACCTGTAGTAATTATCCTTGGTTTCCTGGTGGTCGTGATTCTTTCCCTGGTTCAAGCAATCACGACAAACTACACGTGGGAGGGACCTAACAACAACTGGGGTCCCACCGACTGTTTACCGAACAACCGGCATACGGGACGTCTTCCTGACGACGATGTTGAAGGTTTACTTTCCAATAGAATGGTAGAGATGGGCGATACGAACAACCAGAAGATCAAACTCGCTACAGATGCAACCCTGCACTGGCGAGGTATACTGACCGTGTCGCAGCGGAGAAAAGCCGATCTGACCTGGGACTACGATACTTCGCTGACGTATACGATCCAGGGACCAGTTCGGGGAGTTTCAAATGCAGCCATCGATCCCGATGATTATCTCTGCTGCGCTGCTCTTGGAACAGTAAGAACGTGGGTATTTGGAGTCGATCCAGCGGGAGCGGTCATTGGGCAGGCGTCAGGGTCTTGTACCTTGGCAAATGAGATGATCGAGTTCGTGATCACTGGAGGGCGGTAACCAGTCTTCGAGACTGAGCTAAGGAGGAAATTATTATGACGCAACCAAACGCACCGGGAGTAGACTCCCAAATGAATACCCAGGCATTGTCCGGCCTTCACTACCCCTCCCTCAGCAAGAGGATAGTGGAGACCCCTCTCGACGGATATGACTGGAGGAGCCTCTGTGATTTCTGGCCATCGTATGAAAATCCCAGGGTCGTTCTGCCTATCGAGGAAGGTTCTCATACCGCGGTAGCCAAGAGGCTTGGCGAAGGTGAGGAAATCCCCCTCATGTACGCTCCCGTCGCAGGGAAAGAAGTGAAAG